GTCCTTAAAGGTTACTGACGGTTATCTTTATTTAATGGAAATCAACGCTCACGAAGTTGATTTTACTGTTTTACCCCAGAACACCGGTTATAATTTCAACTTTACTTTTCCACATGCTTCGGGTAACTATATTTTTGATAACGGTAGTGAAACATTTGCTTTCATTTTAGGATCTAATCTTAATTATTTATTCCCTTATACCTATATTGAATCTGGTCTCAATTTAAATCAAAAAGCAATTCCTGTTTCTAACTCTTCTGAATATTTCGGTTTGCAAAATGGATCTCCTTGTTTAATTACAATAACTGGACCAACGACAACAAATGTTAGCTGGGAAGTTTTACAGAATGGCATAACAATTGCTTCTGATGCTTTTGATGTAACGCTAACTGATAATCAGCAGCTAGTTGTGAGTTCTTATCCTGAAGACCAATATGCTCGGATTTATAATCCTGATGGTTCCTATGTCAATATTTCTCAATACCAGGACATTACTAAGACGAACTATATATTAATTCCTGAAGGCGATTCAACGATCGTCTTTTATATTGACAAGACTGCTGGTGTTCAACTTACTTACAAAGAAGAAAGGCTGTTGGTATGAGTATTCCATTACAAGCAACTATTCTGAACGGTAATAACTTACAAGTTAAAGGGATTTATCCAGTCTTGGATTATGATCTAATATACGATTACATCGATAATTCGAATTCAACTTTTGTCTTAAATGATAATGGCGCCAGTTCTTTGGGAGACTACATTGCAATTAGAATTCAAAATAGCAGCAATCTCTTATACTTCGGTGTTTTAAGTTCAGTTGATCTAGATAGTGATGATCAAGTCGATACTCTAACGGTTGCTGATTTTAGAAACATTTTAAATGGGGATATTATCGTCACAGCTAAGACTGGGACTAGTTTTGAAGCGCATCTTATTAAATTGATTAAAAATTACTTTACTTCTACTGCAACCACGAATGCTCTTAGCTATAGTTTGAATAATTCAACCAATACTTCGTTTTCTGTTACTAATTCCGATACGATCGATACTTACAATTTGGTTGATTATATTGAACGAGGTTTAACTTTACACAATATAGTTATGAGTATCAGCTCTTTAAAACAAGGAACATCTAATGGTGTTCCTTTTTATTATCCAGTTGTTAATATTCATCAGGTTTCAGATAAAATCCAAATCAAAAATAACATCGCTGTATTTACTAATTGGCAGGTTACGGATAGTCGATTGTTAAGAGGATATGCTAACGAGCTATGGATCGTTGACCAGGCATCCACGGATATGGAAAATCCAAGCATACTAACCAAGTATTGGCTCCAAAAAGATGGCACGATTGTTAGTTCTATTAACAGTAATGTGGTTCAACCAACACAGATAACTATTTCCCTATTTGATAAAACCGCAACCGATAATTCAACTTATGCACAAATTGCAGATCAAACCTTAACCGGTAACGAATACAGCCATCAAATTATATTTTCCATGCCGATTGAAAACAATTTCTTTAGTGTCGAGCAGTTGGAAATTGGTTTATTGGCAACAATTGTTTATAACCAAACGACTTATTCAAGTGTCCTAACGGCTTATGAAATGTCTAGTAGTGATGACACAATTTCAGTGACTTTCGGGAACTTAAGAAATTCACTGTCTGATGCCTTTAGCAGTTCGGATTAAAAAGAAAGGAGATTTATATGGCAATAACAATGTATCAATCGGACCGCAATTTTGTCAGTCCAGCTAACGATGCCTCTTTGTATAGTGGCCTATCAGGAGATATCAGTGGAATTTTAAATAGGGGAAATAGCTTCAACGTAACCGTTGATGGATTAGTAGCAACTATCGATACTGGTCAGGCAATTATTGCCGGTCGTTTAGTAGAGATAACCATCCCAGAAACAGTAACGATTCCAGCCAATTCTTCCGGATATATATGTTTAGTCATTGATTTGACTAAAACAAATGATGTTTTTGGAACTGCCGGAGATTCTGACTATTCAGTTACGGTTAACCAAATTTATGTTAGTGCCATTCCTCAACAGATTGTGACACAGGATGATTTGAATAATGGTGGATCCGTTTATGAATTTCCTTTGGTTTCATTTACTTCAACTGCAACCTCAGCTACTACCAGTACTCATCGCGCTGTCTATTTAAATTCCAGCTGGCAGACAATTGTTCCGTCTACTGGCACTGCTACTAGATTGCAATACAGAATTAATAACGGAATTATTTATGTAACTTGTAACAAACTTTATCCGATTCAACAAAATAGTACTTTGTTTACAATGCCAAGCTGGACAGTTCCTAGCGACACGATGAATTTTGATATTGTTTTGAAAAATGCGTCATCGACTTCTAATGGTTCAGGTATTGGTATCATGCAAATAACTTCGACTGGTGCCGTTACGTTAGCTTTGACTCCAAATGATTCGGCAAGCCAAACTTATTACGGTTGGTTTTCAATAAGTTATCCGATAAATTAAATGAAAAAGATAAAGGAGAGGACAAAGATATGTCATGACAGAAAATGATGGAATTAACGTTACTAAAACGTTGATGGATATTCAACAACGACTAGTAAGGATTGAGGAACAGACCAAAGGAACACAGAAATTTGGCGAACGCCTAGACACTTTAGAAGGCAAAGTTGGAGAACATGAATCGCATTTTAAATTCCTTTATTGGGGATTATCTGCTGTTTGTGTTTTTTTATTTATTGGTGTTATAGCACCTTTGTTAGTTGATTGGTTGGCTAAAATTGGGAGTTTGAACTGATGTATAAAGCAGAGAAAAAACAAGTTAATAATATAAATAAACCAATTTACCAATTGAAAAAACAGAATGTTGAAAATTATCGAGCTGAATTAGAAAACTATTCCAAAGAAGTTACTCTATTAGCCTTAAATCAATTAGAAAAGAAACAAGTAACTGAAATTACTGGAAACCTAAATAATGACGAATTAGGGCAAAAGTTAGCTAATCCACCATCTTTAGGTGATCTGTCCTTGCCGGCTTTTCTTGGCCAAAGTGAACCCAATAGCAAGGTTAAAAAAGAAATTGTTGACCTACCTTATGGATATTTATATTTTGATAAAGATGATCAAGCAAAGACTTATACGATTGCTTTTCACTTGGAAAAACCTGATACTTTTAATCCTTATCTTGATGCCAGAAAGACCTTTAAACAAGCTATGCCAGCGATTTTAAGAGATAACGGTTTAATTACAACCGGTGCTTTTACCTGGATTAGAATTCTAACAACGTTGATGAAACTTTAGGAGGTGATCGGTTGAAACAATTTAATATTTTAAAACTCATTTGTAGCACTGGCTTGATATTGGCCTGTGCTTTTATTTTGGAGGTAATTTTTCATTGACACATAAAAAGTTAAATACAATTTTAATAACAATCTCGGCTTTATCGGCTTTTGCAATTACTTCACCGGTCTTTGCAGCCAAAGGCGATCAAGGGGTGGATCTAAGCCACTATCAGACAAGCACAGCAGAGTTCGGCCAAGCATCCGACAAGTTCGCTCTTGTTCAGATCGGTGGTTATTACGAAGGTGAATTTACTCCGCAATCCACTTATGCTACGCAAGTTGCAAGTACGATTGCCCAGGGCAAACGGGCACACACCTATATCTTTGCCGACTTTTCTTCTAATACCGAAGCTGATAGCATGCTTAACTACTACTTGCCAAAAGTCCAAACACCTAAAGGCTCAATCGTGGCCTTGGATGTTGAAGAGGGCAATCCAAACACTGCAAGTGTTGAATATGCCCTGGCTAAAATTAAAGTCGCTGGTTACACACCAGTTCTTTATGGCTATAAGTCATTTCTAACTGCTCATTTGGATCTAGCTTCAATCGCCAAGACTTATCCCTTGTGGCTAGCTGAATACCCTAACTACGATGTCACCACTAGTCCCAACTATAACTATTTCCCTAGTTATGACAATATTGGTATCTTTCAATTCACATCGACCTATAAGGCTGGTGGTTTAGACGGTGATGTTGATTTAACAGGGATTACCGATGACGGTTATACAGGTACTACTACTTCATCTACTGGTAAGACGACCGTTTCGACAACGACCACGACAGCTGCTGTTTCAGCTGGTCAGACAGCCAACGATACTTCTAAATCAAGTATTGCCGCTGGCTATACGGTTAAGGTCAATTTTTCGGCTTCTAAATGGTCGACTGGTGAATCGATTCCAAGCTGGGTGAAAGGACAAAGCTATAAAGTTAGCCAGGTATCAGGCAATAACGTTCTCTTGGCTGGAATCGATTCGTGGATTAGTAAGAGCAATGTTGAAATTCTATTAACCGCTTCAACGACTGCTAAATTAACTAGTTCTAGTTCAACCGGCTACTATACCGTACAAAGTGGAGACACATTAAGTGGCATTGCTGCAAAGTATGGTACGAGTTACCAAGCGTTAGCTTCATTAAATGGAATTGGTAGTCCATATATCATCATTCCAGGAGAGAAGCTAAAGGTTTCTGGTTCTGTATCTTCCAGTTCGGTTAGTTCTTATAAAGTTGTTTCTGGTGATACATTAAGCGAAATTGCCAGCAAGTATGGTACGACCGTTGCCAAATTAGTTTCATTAAATGGATTAAAAAATGCCAACTATATTTACGTTGGCCAAACACTAAGGATTAAATAAAGGAGAAATTATGAATCTATCAAATATCGATGTTACAGCATTAATCATTATTATCGCGGCTGTCTGGTTTGTCGTGCAGTCAATCAGTGCTACTAAACTGCCAAGCAAATTCCTGCCGCTGGTATCAATTGTGGTTGGAATCATTGTTTCACTTGCTTACTCTTATTTGAGTACCAAAAATATTCAATTAGAACAAGACCTATTCTTTGGTCTCTTTGCCGGCTTTTCTGCCAGTGGCTTGGATGACACATTGACCAAGTCGGTTTCCGGATTGATCAACAGCTTTGTTGGTATCTTGGTTTCAAAGGCAACTGATTCAACTAGTACGGATAGTTCAAGTACTGATACCACTTCTGCAAAATAGTGCTTATAACATCTTTGGGTACTAGTAATGAGGTATCCGTCCATTGAATAAACATCTCTATTGAAAACACCCACTGGATTATTTTCCGGTGGGTGTTTTTTATATTAAGCTTTGGATCTAATTATTATTAAGCAGCCATGAGAAAATTTATCGTACTAGTCGTTAATATAGTTTTAAATGATTTCGAATGGAATCTATCTCACTTATTTTTATTTTTGTTTTCATTCTGAATAATTATTGTCAAACACAAGTTAAGCGATTCTTGAAAACTATCGTCCGGAGAAATTGTAGGATCCGCAAACCAACCGCTACCAACATTTAAAATATCGCCAACTATTAAGTCACGTATACAACGGCTAGCTAGGATACGGTTATCCGAATCATAAAAAATACTATTAATCAGTCGATGCAAGAGATCACGCAAATTTTCAAAAGCAGTTTGAACTTCTGGATTTTGGTCGTCTCTTTGTACAGTCAAAACAAAACGGCTTAATTGTATATGCTTTAATGCTATTGATCTAAGTTCTGTTGCAAAAATAATTATCGCTTGTTTTCCAGAATGACCGAATACCTTGGTCTTCAATGATTCTATTACTTGAGTAACCGCCCAGCCAACTATGGCGTAACTTAATTGTTTTTGGCCATCGAAATACACATATAACGCTTGAGAATGTGTACCTAAATTGTGAGCAATCGTTGAAAATGTCAAAACTTTATCAGCTTCGATTATGTTCACGCCGGCCTGAACAATTTTTTCGGATGTCAAAATTTGATGTGGCATATAAAAATCTCCTTAATTAAATGATGGTAATTGACAATTACATATTATCATTTATAATTACATATTGTAAATGTATGATTATCCAATCTTTGAAAATTAGCACTTACATTTATAAACAACTTAAAAGCAGCTCTAAGAGTAAGCTCCACCAAATAAATAATAACGATTATTGAATTTTTATACCATTCTGGCTGCTTATTTTCCGATTGTTTTAAGGCTTTTATAGAAAAAGGAGATTTTGAAATGAACGTTGTATTTTTAATTGTTATTGGATTAATCGTTGGTACCTTTGTGATTTTATTTGGTGGTGGTGGTGCGGCTATTTATTTAGGAATTTTGACGGGGGTAGTTGGCTTGAATGCATCCACAGCAGCTTCTACGTCACTAGTGACAGTCTTACCATCTTTAATTTTAGGAGTTTGGACTTATTATCGGCAAGGAACGATTAAGACGAGATTGGGAAATCAGATGCTTATCACAGCAATTCCAGCGGTCATTATCGGTTCATTAATTTCTTC